CAGCTGGGCGCAATGACCAAGGATGCTTCAGAGTTAAGTATTAAAGTATCTGATCTACAGTCACGAATTGGTATACTCACTGTTCTGGTAAAAGCATTCAGTACTACAGGGCTAGCAGCTTATAAGTTAGAGAATATTACGCTAGAGCTAGAAGAGCTCACTAACAACTACTTAGTAGGGCTTAGTGATGGCAGGTTCCAGATATCTTTTAAGCTATCTGGTAACGATAAGCTCAATGTAATTATAAGCAATAACGGCAATGAGGCGGATATTTCGACACTTAGCGCCGGAGAAACCACTAGAGTGAATATATCTGTATTATTAGCGATCCGGCGCCTAATGCAGAATTTAAATGGTAATAGTATTAATTTGCTGTTCCTAGATGAAGCTATATCCACGCTAGACCCCGCTGGTAAAGAGAAGCTAGTCGAAGTACTGCTTGAGGAAGAGCACCTAAATGCTATATTAGTATCGCACGAGTTCCACCACCCATTACTGTCTAGGCTATCTGTAGCTAAGACTAATAATATTAGTACGTTAATAAAGGAATAATATGATAAAGATTGAAGTGATGTCAGATGACTGTATTGCCACGATTAATTCTACTGAAGTAATATTTGTGGGACAGTTGCTAACTGTTACTGAGTTTGATACTTTGGTACTAACTAAAGGGTCCGTTACATATTCAGTAGATGAGAAAGAAGTGCTTACCAGGGTAGCCAAAACAGATAGTGCAAAAACTCCAGGAATTTCTGAGGCTGTTGAAGTGGCCAAAACAGATAGTGCAAAAACTCCAGAGATTTCTGAGACTGTTGAAGTGGCAAAAACAGATAGTGCAAAAACTCCAGAGATTTCTAGCAGTGTGCAAGAAACACATAGTGCAAAAACTCCAACACCTAAAAAGAAATAGTGGTTGATAGTAAAGAAAAGGGCTCACGAGCAGAGACTTTAGTTAAAAATACGCTAAAAAAGTATACGGGGTTAGCATTTGAACGCACCCCCCTGTCTGGCGCTTTAGATGCTAAACATGGGCTAAAGTCTGATATATATATCCCTAATGAAAAGAATATATATGCTATCGAGGTTAAGCATTATAAGGAAGATCATATATCCAGTAAGGTTCTTACTAATAAAGATCCACAGTTATTACTATTCTGGAAACAGGCAGTTAGGGAAGCAGAGGAGACTAATAAGAAGCCTCTGCTTATTTTTAAATTTGACCGCTCAAAGCTATTCGTAGCTTTCAGAGAGTTTCCTAAGAAGGATTATAGCCACATGTTTATAACAGCACAGGGCCTTGACTTTTTTGTGGCGGTACTAGACGACTGGTTAATTAATGAGAAGCCTAAATTTATATGAGTATACCTTTTAACAAATCAGTAGAACTATCTAACAATGTAATGATAGTTGATGCACTAGGTCTAGCGTTCCGGTGGAAGCATAGTGGTGCTAGGGAGTTCTTCCAGGACTATCTAAATACCGTAAAGAGCCTACAAAAAAGCTACAAAGCTAAGTACGTCATAATAGTATCGGATAAGGGCAAATCTAGGTATAGAAAAGCCATATACCCTGAATACAAGGCTAACAGAGAAGATAAGTATAAGGACCAGACAGAAACAGAGAAGCTGGCAGTAGAGCTATTCTTCAAAGACTTTGAGTATGCACTAGAGTATATAGCTGAAACAACAGAGTTTCCAGTGTTACGCTTTGACGCTACGGAAGCTGACGATATAGCTGCATACATAGTGCAAAAACTCCAGGGATTTTCTAATATAGAGCACACCTGGCTTATATCTACTGATGCAGACTGGGATTTGCTGCTGTCAGAAAAAGTAAGTAGATTTAGTTATATCACTAGGAAAGAATACACTATAGCTAACTGGAACGATAACCATGACTACGCACACGAACATCATCTATCTATTAAATGTTTAATGGGTGATACAGGCGATAATGTTAAGGGAGTAGAGGGGGTCGGACCTAAGAGGGCAATAGACCTAGTAAATACTTATGGCTCCGCTCTTGATGTTGTAGATGCTCTCCCTATTAAGAGTAATCTAAAATACATACAGAATCTTAACCAAGCAGCTGACAAGATTCTATTAAATTACCAGCTAATGGACTTACAGTCCTATAGTGCTACGGCCCTAGGGCCTAATAGCACTATAGTAGATTTAGCTATAGAGAGGTATATAGATGGATGATGAAATAATACTACCATATAAAGGCCCGCTAGAAGGGCTAATATTAAAGAGCAGTAGACTACTAGAAGTAGTTAGCTCTGTTGATATTACACTATACCCATTAAATAAGTCATATATTGAAACAGGTATTACTGTATACTTTCCTGGTGAATATACAGGGGTTGTTACTAACAATAACCTACAAGCTAGTAACGGGATAATAATGCCGCACGGTAGCATCATACTAAATGGCGTATGCGAGGTTAAGATTATGTTATTCAACCTAGGTACATCAACCTATAGAATTAAAGCAGGCATTACTAGAATTGCGAACTTAGTCTTAGTAAAAGGGCTTAGTATAGATAAAGAAATTAAATTACTAAACAGAATAATATGATCTTAAGGGGAAATAATGCTAAAGTACGTAGTTAAAAGAGACGGTACTACAGAAGAATTTATACCGCATAAGCTAAATAAGTGGGGGCAATGGGCTGCTGAAAACCTAGAAGGTAGAGCTGACTGGTCTAGCGTAGTATTAGAAGCCATTAAGGGTCTAAAAGAATCAGTATCCACCATAGAGCTTCAAGAGCATTTAATAACAGCGTGTATTAATAAGCAAGATTGGCCTCACAACCTCATGGCAGGCAGACTTTATATACCTAACCTTTATAAAGCCATGTTTGGGGGTACTAAGCCTACTATTAAAGAACTCCACGCTAATATGGAGGCTCTAGGCTTAATGGAAGATATGAGGTACACTACCGAAGAGTACCAGGTAGCAGAGGAGATTATCCAGCATAGCAGAGATTTCAATTTAGCGTATTTCCAGATTGATCATATAATGCACAAATATAGTCTGCAAAATCGACGTACTAAAGAGAGATTTGAGACACCTCAATTTACTGCAATGCGTATGGCTATGGCCCTTTCTGCGAATGACCCCAGTGACACGAAGATGTCCGCTGTTAAGGCAAGGTACGATGCGTATTCCCTGCGAAAGGTTAGTTCCCCAACGCCTAGTTATATTAATCTAGGTACAAAAAATAAAGGGTTAGCTAGTTGCTGCCTTTATGTTACAGATGATACAGTTGCCTCCTTAGCTACCGGTGACCACATTGCACTTATGATGACGGCAGAAAGCGCTGGAATTGGGGGTTTAATATCTACTAGATCTCTAGGAGATCAGGTACGCGGGGGTTTGATTACACATCAGGGTAAACTGCCTTATTATTTCTCAGTAAGTGGAGCAGTTCATGCTAATACTCAAGGAGGAAGAGGGGGTGCATGTACTCAACACTACTCAGCATTTGATCCAGAAGCTGTAGTTATAGCACAATTACAGAATCCTAAGTCTACGGAAGACAAAAAGAACAGGAGGATTCACTTTTCTATGCTGTGTAATAGACTGCTAGCTAAAAAAGTGGCTAAGAATGAAAGTATATTTCAGTTTACAAGCTATAGCCACCCAGATCTGTGGAAGCTAATGTTCTCTGGAGACAAGGATGCTTTCGAGGAATTATATAATAAGTACGAAGAAGCCACTAGCCCCAAGATTAATGCTAGAGATTTTGTTATTCTAGCAACACAACAATCCCACGAAGTGGGAACCCACTATTTTGCATTTATAGACGAGATAAATCGACATACCCCATTTAAAGAGCCTATACATAGCTCAAATCTTTGCCAAGAGGTTACACTTCCAACTGGTGCCTACTACAAAGTACAAGACTTGTATATGTCGGCTGATAATGGTGTTATTCAATATGAAGACTTCGATGGGTCTACTAATACTTTACCATATAGTAGTAAAGTTCATGTGCCTAACAGGGGCGGAAGATATGAGTATACATTCGCTGGCGATTTGCGAGAGGGTGTAGAAGTTAAGAAGATTCTAAAAAATATACCCACATCAGAAGTAGGTATATGCAGTTTGGCAGCTATACCTATATGCAATATAGAGACTGACGAAGAGTACGCAGAATCGGCTTACATTGCTTTAAAGGATATAAGCTCCAATATACTAAATACAGAGTATAAAATGCCCCAAATAGGATATACTGCTAAAGCAAGGATGAATGCTGGAGTTGGAATTATAGGTCTAGCTTACCAACTAGCTAAGGAAGGGGTTAACTACAACTCTCAAGAGGGATTTAATAGAATTCACCAAATAGCTGAGAGGCACGCATATTTTGTTATAAAGGCTAGTCTACGTTTATCCAAGGAAATTGGTAATGCTCCTTGGATTCATAAAACTAAATGGCCTGAAGGTTGGTTACCTATTGATACATATAAGAGTAATGTTGATAGTTTGGTAACAGTGGGGCTATCGTATGATTGGGAAGCGCTACGGGAAGAAATAATAATCAATGGCGGTATTGCACACAGCTCACTTATTGCGCATATGCCTACAGAGAGTTCCTCAAAAGGGGCAGGCTTACCTAATGGGGTATACCCTGTACGGGAAATAGCTATGGCTAAGAAAGACCAAAGCAATGTTATAGGCTGGGTTGCCGTAGATAATGATATACTAGACTACCAACAGGCTTGGAATATTTCTACTATGGATATGATTAAGGTTTACTCTATTATTCAGAAGTTTACCGACCAAGCTATAAGCGCAGATCTGTATACTGATCGAACTAATGATATGAATGTATATACTGAAGATATATGCAAAGAGTTTATTGCTATGTCAACATACGGCATGAAGACTCGATACTACTCCGTAACTAGAGCTAGTTTTAAAGATAATACTAGAGCTATTGTATGCTCTAGTGGTGTTTGTGACGTATAAGGAAAATAAAGTGCTAAATCTAAACAAAACTGATTATGAAACACCATCGCTATTCCTAGGGCAGAAGGGGGGATTATTTGATACTATAAATAAAGCAGATCCTCGACTTATGGATCTATTTAGGAAATTAAGGGCACAAGACTGGGACGAATTTGAATTTGATTTCACTTCATGCAACCTTGAGTTTAAAACATGCCCTAAAGATGTACATGACATCCTAAAGATATCTTTAGGATGGTTATGGGAAGCGGATACTATCGCCTCTCGTAGTATTTCAGCCATAACGGCTCCTTATGTGACTTTTGATGGCCTGTCAAGGTACTGGTCTAGGGTAGCTGATAATGAGAACCTCCATGCTGCAACGTATAGCGAAATACTACGTAACAGCTTCGATAATACTGATGCGATTATTAAAGAGATACTAGCTGTTAAAGAAAATATAGCTAGATTGGGGGCTGTATCAGAGGTACTAGAAGAGACCTATACAAAAGGACACCAATATGCACTTGGGCTAGTTGAGAATGACCAAGACTTATACAATACAATATATATGTTCTGCATAGCTATGTTATGCTTAGAGAGACTGCAATTTACAGTAAGTTTTTCAGCGGTATTTGCCATTGTTCAGTCCAAGCAGTTTATCCCGATTGGAGAAGCAGTACGAAAGATATTTAAAGATGAGTTTGAAAACCACGTAGTGGGAATAAAGACTATCCTAGAGATTGAATCTAAAACACTTAGGGGTAATATAGCTAGGTCATCTTTAGAACCAAAAATTACTATGCTTATAGGTGAAGTGACCAAAGCAGAAAAAGCTAACGCTGAGTTTATATTTACTGGCAGAGAACTTGTGGGCTTAGATCAGGAAGCTATGTGCAAGTTTATTGATTATACGTCTCAAGATGTATATGACTTCCTAGGATTACAACTACCTTTTGAAAGGATGAAAGTTACTCCTCTTAAATACATGGATAACTGGATAAATGTCGATAACTCTCAGTCCTCTCCCCAAGAAGCAAGAGACTCAAATTATTTACTAGGTGCTGTAGTAAATAATTTGAAGGGAGATTTAGGCATAGAAGGGTTGTAATTAAAAACCCCTATCACTATTACGTGATAGGGGTTTAATATATAAGGTTTATTGACTATGGCAACAAGAAAAACACATGGAGCCTTTATTGCAGAGGTAGCTGTGAAGGCCCCCAACATAGAGGTATTAGGGACTTATGTAAATAATAAAACTAAGCTTAAAGTTAGGGGGGTTTGTGGGCATGAGTGGGATATCTTGCCTACCAACTTCTTAAGCCAGGGTGCAGGTATGAAGTGCCTAGCGTGTAGCCCTACTATCAAATCGCACAAAACATTTGCAGCAGAAGTCGCTGTCAAAGCTCCGGGGTTAGAAATACTAGGGACTTATATAAATAATAGAACTAGATTACCAGTCAAAGGTATGTGTGGGCATGAGTGGAGTATACAGCCTAACCACTTATTATCTCAGGGATGGGGGGCTAAATGCCCTACTTGCTTGACTGGAAATACTAAACCTCATAAAACATTTGTAGCCGAGGTATTTGAAATAAACCCACACCTAGAAATACTAGGGACTTATATAAATAATAAAACTAGGTTACTGGTTAAAGGTATATGCGGGCATGAGTGGAGTATACAGCCTCATGACTTCTGCTACAAAGGCAGTGGTAGTAGGTGTCCTACATGTAGTCCTACAGGCACCTCTAAGGGTGAGCGTGCTTTAGCAGATTTCATAGAAAAACATGCTAAAGTGAGCAGAAATACTAGAATATTAGGGGGTAAAGAGATAGATATTCTAGTACCCGATTATAACCTAGCTATAGAATATAACGGGGAGTATTGGCATTCCAAGAAAGATAAAAATTATCATTTAGACAAAACTTTGGCTGCTAAAGCCCAAGGAATTACTTTAATACATATCTTTGAGCATGAGTGGCTACAGAAACAAGAAATTGTTAAAAGCCGTATAATGTCTATGTTATCTAAAAGCTACAGCGTAGGTGCTAGAGCTTGTATATTAAAAGAGATTCCTTTCCCCAAAGAGTTTCTTAATGATAATCACATTCAAGGGGCAGGAACCGCTTCTAAACATAATATAGGACTGTACTTTGAAGGATTCCTGGTAGCGGTGATGACCTTTAGCAAGCCTAGGTTCAACCACAATTATGAGTATGAATTGGTAAGGTACTGCTCTATAACTGGCATCACTGTTATAGGAGGGGCCGGTAAGCTTCTAAAATACTTCTTAAAAACTTATAGCCCTAAAAATAATAATATTGTAAGCTACAGTGATAAAAGATGGTCAACAGGTAATCTATATAAGCAACTAGGGTTTAGTTACCTCCGTACAAGCCTCCCTAACTATTCTTACTATAAAGGTAATGAAATTATATCTAGGTATAAAGCTATGAAGCATAAATTAGCTGACTTAGTTCCCTATCATTACAAACCAGAGCTTACGGAGACAGAAATAATGACAAATGCTGGGTATTTAAAAGTATATGACTGTGGGAATGACGTGTGGGTTAAGTAAATAAAAAGCCACTACAGAATAAAATCTGTAGTGGCTTTTTATTAACTTGTAACTTGGGCTACATTAAATGCTTCTAGTACTAAGTATCCAGTACCTGCAGCTAACTGTCCCGCTATAACTACTTTAGACGCAGCAGCTAGGTTAACCGTACCATATGTAGTTGCCGCAATGGTTGAGTCGCCGTAACTACCCAGAATCTGTTTAGTTAATGTACGAGCAAATGCTGCTGTTGTTAGAGAGCCTCCTGTAGACGTTGTAAATGCTTGCGACCCTATAGAAGTGGCCCCTAATAAATGGGTAACAGTCTTAGCATCTGCAGCATTTGGGCAAGTTACTCTGCTAAACATTTTAATTGCGCTACCAGGGCTAACTGAATTAGCCAGCAGGGTAATATTAACTAACGGCAAATCGGTTGCAGTAGTAGTAGTGTACGCAGCGTTAGAGCCAACTGCAGTAGTAATTGTACCAGTCGGGATGTAGGGTACGAACTCTGTAGTAGCCGGATCTACATAGTTCGTCTTAACACTACCAGCTGTAGTGCTGCTAAATACTGTCCAATATAGTCCGGCAAGCCCGCTTACTACAGCACCTGCAGGTAAATAAACCCATGCTCCTTCCGAGTACGTAGCTGGCAGTGCTGTAACGGTAATATTACCATTAGTAGCCACTGTTGAACTATTAGGCACAATTACGGGTATTACGCCAGTAATTTCATTAGAATTAGAATTTAAATCTAATGCTGCTGTATTAGTTCTAGAAAGACTAACTCCTACTAGTTTATCTAAGGCATCGATTGCTGTATCTAGTTGTAGTCCTGGGGTAACGGATACAGTGTAAGAACCTGTAGTTACAGTGCTGCCTGTTGTACTTTTATATGTTACTGACATAATACTTCCTTTAAGATTATTTATAAATTATGTGTAGATGCAAACTCATGCATCTGCTACGGTTACTGAGTTTCTAATGATACTTACAGGTTTCTCTGGTTTGCTTAAGAGTACCACGTCTCCGTTTAGCGATAAACTAATACCCACCTGTTCATCTAAAATTTCTAGGCGTTCTGGCAGCAACATGCCTGGATAAACAGTTACTATGTACGCACCAATAGTAACAGTCCGACCTGTAGTACTCTTGTATAATACTGGTATAGTATTTCCTTTATTAATTACGGTAAGCCATAATAATCTGCTTACAAAGCTTAGACCTAACAATATCACTGTCTAAGAACGTTACAACCTCTATACCGGGTATATTGCCAAGTCGTTTAGTAGCATCTATTAAACCACTATCCCGTATATCTGCCTGATCTGGATCTCCGCTGATAATCATCTTACAGTTTTTACCTATTCTACTAAGTAGAGTTTTAATCTCTAATACACTACAATTCTGCATTTCATCACACAGCACTATAGCGTCTTCAAAACTTTTACCGCGTAAATACCCTAATGGTTTAGGGTCTATTACTTTTGTTCTCAGGCAGTACTCATAGAATCCCTTACCTAAAAATTTAATAAACACATCTGCAAAAGGCTCTAGATAAGGCGCGTACTTCTCTTCTATAGAGCCTGGTATAAAACCAAGACCCCGACCCATTTCAACATTTGGTCTAGTTAATATGATTTTTTTAGCGCGTCTATGGAAAAGCTCTCCAGCTGCGTAGTTTGCAGCTATATATGTTTTACCAGTCCCTGCGCTACCTACACCAAATGTAATGCTGTTTCGTTGTATAGCATCCATATATTGCCCCTGTATATAATTCAGGGGCTTAACATCTACATACCCGTACTCCACAGGATTTTCTATTTCACTATACTGTTTTCTACTACGTTTACCAGAAGTATTTTTTTCCATCACTTACCCCAATGACTAGTACCACCAATACGCACGCCAATGTAAAATAGTGACCCTATTAGGTTATAGAATATATTCTTAATAGATTGCCACGTACCAGTTGAATTACTATCCGTAGATACCATACCATCAATAGTCGCCTCCTTTAGTACCTGATCAGCCAGCTTTCTGCTAACGGCATTGCATACTGCATGCGCTGATATGCCATGTGGTGCAGTATACAGGAAGTCATGAAGGCATGCCGCAGCATTACCTAAGTTACCTAGTAGCGCATAAACAATAGGTAGTCGTGGTACTGTGGCAAAATCTGTAACAAAGCCTTCAGGAACTATAATAGTATCATTTAGTACACCCGACTGGTATACTAAAGGGCTTGTTAACTTGAATTTAGCTTTACGCAGCAGAGTACCTTCAGTTATTTGTTCTGTTTTAAGTGTAGTTAGAAATCTTCCCATTATTAATAAACCTCTATAGTTTCCATCGTTGATGAAGCATTAGTAGTACCTGTAAATGAAGTTACAACTACTGATAATATATCTCTCGAAGTAGCGTCCCAATTTAAAGATAGCGCTATACTAGGAGCCATTGCTGCTAGATCTTGTGCGTACATTCTAGCATCTATACTAGCGGATGAATTTGCTAAGGATGCCGGAACGAATCCACTAAATGCAATGTCACCCCCAGAAATAGTCGTAGCGCTAGTATCATACTCTGTTATAGAATTAGCTCCTGCTGATGTCCAGGAGGGGGTACCCCCTAACGTCCCATTCCTTATTATTTCAAAGAAACAATCATTATTTCTAGTTAGTACAGATACTCTACCAGGTAGAATATATCCTCTATTAGTTACCCCGTTAATCAAATATTTGGGGGCCATACTTAAAATTGGTCGCCTAGTAGTTACAGCTACTAAAGATATCCCATTACTGATAGAAGATTCAATAGGAGCTCTTGGTAAATCTCTACCCCCTTCAGATGAGATTGATGAACAAATCTGCTTTAAAACGGAGGCGGAAGGGGTAACCCCTATATTTTCTATTTCAGATCGAATAGGTAGATTAGCTGTACTCATAAATACCGTTAGTAGTGAATTAGAATTGTGGAACTCGTGGCAATATACTATTTTATTTTCACTATAAATACCAAATCTAACCCGACCAACACCTAACCATCCAAAATCTATAATAAATATCTGAGATTTCGTAAGGTCTAGTGTAGTCCCACTTAGTCCTGTACCGTCTAATTTATCTAAATTCCAATTAGATTGACTTAGCCTAGTATCTACTGCTGTACCAGAACTAAAAGATCTCTGAACTACATGTATACCTTCTGCCGTATTCTCAAAAAATACACCGTTTTGCCCATCAAAATAACCTAATCTAGTTCTTAGATTAGGTTTAGAAGCACCTAAGACTGCAGTTAACAATACTAAGTGACTTTTGCCTGGCTGGTATCTAAAGTATTTATGTGTTTGCCTTATTACTTTATCACCTGATGCTGTAGTTACAGACATATTAATACAGCTCTCATTAAGAATATGCGTGGATGTAGCTGCTCCAGACAATGACTCTCCCCATATTAGTGGCAATTTGCTGTACTGGAATACACTTTCAAATACAGTATTAGTATCTGAAATCCGGACCCTACCAAAGGCATCGGTAGCTACATCTTGTTCATACGGTGACGCTACTATCTCTGCAAAGGTACCGTCCCTTAGATCTTTATACTGTCTAACTATTGAGTTATAGATATCTGTTTTATTAGCCATAGTTTAGTACTTTATAAAATTTATTGAAGTTAGCTACCCTATCATTAAACCCTATTAGCCCCCCATTAACTTTCTTGGTAACCTTGCCTATTACTTCAGAAGAAACCCCTAAGTCTGCAATAGCATTTAAATTAGCACAACGATCCCAATACCACCCCGCCGAATCTAGCGCTAGATCGGTACTAACTAAGTCTGGATTAGTTAGTACATCTTTAAGAGCAACTTTATTGTATAATCCATAGTTACTCTTACCCGTCAATTGTATGTATCCTCTACCTCTGTATGCCCAACCATCTTGGGATAGCTCATCCCCATTTCCTAGCCTATTGGCGTATACACGAGAAGCTATCCTTACTTTATCTCTGGCGTATTCGGTGACTTGTGCGGGAGTAAAGTACTTTGGAAATACTGCTAATAGTCGATCTGCCGAATAGTTTAGGTTTTCTTCTACCCTTTTGAAGCCTCCACTTTCGTGGCTACACTGTGCTAGAAAATGCGATAATCTAATGGATGTAGTTATATTATACTTAGCGCATACGTCTAATAACTGCAAGTAAACTATTTCAGGTATTAGCGGCTGTAGCTTATCATACTTTACCATGTTTCGTCTCTTCTACTTTGCCGGGTATTAGTAAGCCTACGCCCACACCTGCTACTAATAGATGGATATAGTCTAGGTGGCTAATATAATCTAAGCTAAGAGTCCCTGCCACACATCCGACAAATACTAATAAGGCCCTAAGCGTATTTTTAGTATTACCAAATAAAAATTCAGTTAAAGTTTGGGAGTTAGGTGGTAAGTCTACCCACTTCCACATATACGCGTATAACATGCCGGATAGTCCCGCTGTAATAAAAATAGTAATCTTTATTAAATCTACTCCTACTAGCATTTGTTCTATCATTTCAGTATACCTATTAGTACTTTAGCAACCATAGCACCTGCATAAATCATTTGTATGCGTGTACCTTTAGCTTTCAGATTGTCGAAGGTATTATTAGCTTGTTCTGCTTGGTTTCTATACTGTTTGAGCAGATCTTGGTTCTGCGGAGTGTACAGATGCCAATTCTTTATTACTATATTATTGACTAAAAAGTACTGGGTCTTCAACTCTAAATACTCATACTGGAATCTAGTAAACTCTTCTGTAGTAGCGTCTAATTCCTTAATATTCTTCCATTTATACGCAAATGCATTGAAGTAATTAATACTATGTGTAAGTACCTGCTGATCTACATTATTTAGTTCTACTGAGTTAATTATAGCGGATACATTACCAGAAGATACTTCATTATTGATTGCTACTAAATTAGTAAAGTCATCTGCCGATTTTACTAAGGCTTTGCAACCTACTAGACTTAAAATTAGCGAGATTATAATAAGTTTTTTCATTAAACTATCCTAAAATTATAAAAATACTTCCAATGCTTTCCAAATTACCCCTAAAGCTAACAATATACCAGCTAACCATTTTGTATTGTGGGTAAAAACATTAACAGTAACCATATTATCAATTATTGTTTGGAAATACCCAGAATTTCTATCATGATACTCCTTCAACTCTTGATTTGTTTGTTTCATTACTGTTACACATTCTGTTAATGAATTAATCATGTCTTCATGCCTGCGTAATTTACTATCGAGATCGAGATCTTTCTTATACAGATCTCGAATTGCTTTATCTTTCTCTAGCATGGAAAACTCTAACTCTGTTAGAATCCTTTCGTGAGTGCTATTTATCTCTTCCTGGCTATGCCACTTTTCCCCACAAAAAATCATAATATTAAGCCCTTTTAATATAGCAGCCCCTATCGAGGCTGCTTGTTGTAGATAATTCAGCTAAATCCCTAAGTAATCGTGTCTTTTTCTGAAAAACAACTTCGTAAGCAATAACTGCGTTCAAAGCTATAGTTAATAAATTATTTCAAGCCTAAACTTAGTTTGATTGTTTCCAGATCGCCCATCCATTGTGCTCTCGAAGCGCTGAGTGCCCCCATATCTACCGCACCTGCCGCCTGTTGTTTGCACAACAATCTATTTGCTCTCAGTGCAGCCTGAGCAGATCGCCACCCGGATGCGGCAGATAAAATATCATCACACGCTGCGGTGCTTGTAACCCCCTTAGCATCTGCCCACGATTTGACACTAGGCGGCACCGGGCTTGTAGGGTACCCGGCCGTTTTGTAAGCAGCAGCTTCTCTTTCAGCCAATTCGTATTCGCTTTGCCTGTTGCCGATAACTGCCTGTATTAGGGTATCAGTATCAGTATCTATTTGTTTGATTAATTCAGCTTTTTTGGCAGACAGATTAGTTGCAACAGCCGCAACTTCCTGCTCAACTACAGTATGCGTGATATTATTTTCATCTACGTATTCCTGAAATAGTGAAACAATCTCCCAGCGCTGTTCATATTTATTGAGCACACTTAGCGCGGGTGCAGTCTCTCGGACGGATTGAGTGATGGGGTCGTAAGTAGGCTGCGGTGTCGGGAAGACCCACTCATAGCCATCTGCTTTGAATAACGCTGGGTAGCTAGTCTGTGGATTCGCATCACGGATACTACGTTCTGTATGTGGGTAGGAAAGGTCAAATAGTTTGATGTATGCCATTACTCTTTACCTCTAAATTAATATAGTGTGTTACCCCCCTGATCATCATTTTTATTTCATCGCCGGTGATATTTAGATTCTCCTCTTCACCCTCCGCCCGGAATTGCACGATATCCATAATTGCCGCATGGATACCATCTTTAATCGCTTCTTCTAATACAGAAGACATTGTATTCATAATTGCCCCTTATTACTTCTCGTTTATGGCATCTAACAGCTTCTGCGCATACCCTTCATAAAATGCGACTTCTTTTTCTTCTGTATCAAGATAAATATCCTCGATTGATGCGCTGAATACGTCTCGCAGCGTGGTATTTTCGTCCAGCCGCGTATCCAATAGTTCTTGTATTGTGATTGTCATTATTACTCCTTAACTGTGTCAATTACTCTCTGAGCAATCGTAATATAAAACTGTTCCGCCTTCTCGTCCGTGCCCAAACAAATTCCTGAGAATGCACCATCTTCAATTGCACCGTATAGAATGTCTCTTAAAGTTGTATTCCCTTCTAGCGTGGTGTTTAATAATTCTGTGGTAGTTGTCATGGTTACTCCACAAAAGTTACTGGATAAACCCAGTATTCATTACCAAGCTCATCGACTGCCGAAGCATTTAGTTTCTCTGCCCTCTCTTGAGCTTTACGCTCATCGGCGTATACAGCAATTACTGTACAATCATAAGCATCAGAGCCACTGTTATAAACCGATTCTTCCAATGCGTATAGTGTATTCATGATTACTCCTTATGCGAATGATAAATATATGTATGTCGCAGCCGATACATTAATATTGGTTGCAGCCAACTGATTAACTATAAATCCGGCGGAATCTGGATCAACGCTATCGTCATTAGTAATTTCGGCTGCCGTACTATTAAGACTTAAGTGTGGATCATCGCCTGCAATTATACCCCTTATTGTATCCCACACATACCAATCTCCTGTGCTGTCAGTGCGTTTAATGAGCACGAATCTAGCCCCAGTAGTAAATCCACAGTTGATGGTTTGGCTGCTTCCGTTACCGGTGTAGCTGCCGACTTTGGAGATACCGGCTTTGGTGGCGAAGAGGTAGGCTACTTGATTATTCGTCGTGTACCCAGTCCCAGTTCCTGTGTTATTGGTGCCAAAATCGGTTGTAGTTGGTGCAGAGGTTCCCCATAACATAGAGCCATTGGTCGTCACGGCATTTGTTGTTGACAACTGTATATATTGATACTGCGAAGTAATTAAACTTGCATAGGTATACCAGAGGCCAGCAATATCTCTAGTTTTTGTGATAATTAACTCGGGAACTACTCCAAGGTTGTGCGCTACCCGTTGATTTACGTTTGATGCGTTTGTCCAGCAAACCACATCAAACACACCGGGGGCGCGGCGGAAGAACCAGTTGATGTAAGTTCTTGTGTTAACATTAACCTCGGAATTCGTATCTGAACCTAAAGATATACCATCCATATCATAAGATACCAATGATAATATATAAGATACTTCGGCAGCTGTTGATGTCGTATTTAGCCCAATAAGAGACCCCCTTAGCCTATCAAAAGTACCTCCATAAGCGTTACTACTTCTCCCGTCTATCAGCGCCAAATCCGGCGCAAACCCCACCCCAGTCACGGTAGCAGCAGCACCTGTACCTGTCCGCGCAATAGCGTTATAGACCTCCGTACCTAGTGTTGGTGGCTTGTTGGGGCGGCGGATGGCTAGGTAGATGTAGGTGGCTGAAACCGATTCGCCAAAATTAAAACCAGCAGCAGTTGGGTTACCATCTGGCGCATCGACTTCAGCAGCTGATGTATTGGCAGCAAGCCTTTTATCAGTGCCTGACATATCAAAGCCGCGAATTGTGTCCAAAATAAACCAATTTTCGGCAAGATCTATTCTTTTTGCCATCAAATACTGTGGCTCCCACCCCAGGTTCACGGTAGCATTACCACTACCATCCGTCGTAAAACTCCCACACTGAATCAGCCCAGTGGCGCTGGTGTCGTGGGCGAAGAGGTAGGCAACATAGGTGCCTGTGTTGGTATTTACATCGGCGTGAGTGCCGAGACTAAATACACTGGCTGTGGCGGTTGTGCTGTTCCATGCTGTCGGAGTAAAGGCTTCGGCTGCTGTGGTGTTGAGAACCAAATTGTAAGCATTACTCGTCAAACTGCGGTGGTATACCATCCAACTGCCAGCTACATCGGTGCGCTTCACTATTATCATCCCGGGCACGTCTCCGAGACTATGCGCTATAGTGCGGTTGGCACCATCCCCCGTATAAGTCACCACATCGAAGAATTTGGGAGCTTTGCGGAATGTCCAGGAGACATAAGGATAAGTGTTAAAGTTGTATCCCGACCCATTTCCAGTAGTGAATCCATTAGAATTAAAGGAGGTTATCTGATCCGTACCATAATTTTGACCACTAGTAGTGCTTGACCTAAGTTCATAGGCATTCCCCCGCACTGTATCAGTCAAAGTATGGTCTATCGTACCACTTCTAGCCTTAACCCAAACTAAACCTCCCTTCCCTGCCAGATCAATACCATTGGTGATTGTCTGCGTGGTTCCATTGCCCGTATAGGTATACGCGCTGAACACGTCATCCACATAGAGCGGATCAGCAGCACCACCAGCCATCATCTTCAGTAGATTACTCATCTATGGTTTACCCCATTCTGCACCATAAATGGTAGATCCAATTTTTGTAAACAGTATCCATGTATATCCAGATGTAGCTAATGTAGGAGCGGCACCCGTACCACCAGCTTTAACCCAAGTGGGATTGACTGTTGTCCAGGTCACAGAGTAAGCCGTACCATCATCGATACCTAGTAGGACAGTCTGCCCAGCCTCGAAATTAGTAGCAGCGGGTGTACGTGATGCACCTAATGTAATAATTTGCACTGAGCCATTAACGGGATCAATTTCAAATGCTGCGCCATCTGTGATGGTATACACGGTATCCTTAATTTCAACAAAAGTTTGCTGTCCCGTGAATACATTAGCACTTAATTCTGCTTTAGCTGTATTTAAATTGTTAAAGTTATCATCCACCTCTGTGTTAGTAAGTGGTGAACCTTTTACAGATCTTAGTGTAACAGTTGTCATGCTACCTCCTTATTAGGCAGCAGTAACTGTCCAGGTAATAGTTAAGCTGTCAGAAGCACCTTTGTTAATAACTGAAAATACTGTACGAGACAGCATAGTTCCGACGGTGGCTGCATTGAATATACCAGCTTCTGTAATAGCCCCTGTACCTACACCAGCGCCAAATGTACCAACATATTGTACAGAATCATTGGTTACAGTAGTTGTTACTATAGTTGATGATGTGAATGCTACGCGAGCAGCTTCAGTTATTAAAGCTGTCTGAGCATCGGCAGCTGCTGTACTACTAGTCCCTATTGCCATATGGGACATTGCCGTAGCGGTGGCATCTTTCATCCGACTAGCTATATAGGCCAGCCCTGTATCAACTACTAAGTTATGATCGAATTGCTCCTTAATATTACCATTCTCGTCAACTAACTTGAATGCTACATTGCCACTAATTTTTACGTTTTCTTGAATCATTTTTTATCCTTACAAGGTTGTAATTGTACCAACGTACCCAGGGGTAACGTAGTCGGAAAGAAAGTAATCTTGCTTATAAGCTACTAGAGCTTCTATTTGTGTGACTGAGTCTGCGGCTACTTTACCAGATAATATGGTTATTATATCTGTATTAGAAAAAATATCTGATCTAATTGAATCTAGTTGCATACTAAGTAGCTCAGATATTATAGCAGTATCTGGTTTTGCTATCCCTATATTAAATGTAGCTAACTCCGCTATAGTAGAATTCTCAGAAAAAGAAGTTTCAGAAACAGGTATATCAGTAAATTCAAATACTGTAACTAAATCCGAAAAGCTTCTATAGTATTGCGTAGCTGTACTAACACTTTCTGAAACACCAATAGCTTCTTGTAACACTTTCATTGGGTGTTTGGCTAGATCCTCGCTAAATATACTTGCGTCAGTTAGTACCTTAGCCATACTATATCTTAAAATCTCGGATAGTGTATGGGTATCTAACAAAGTTTTATCTGTGCTAAAAGAAAGTTGCTCTTGGCTAAATGTTACTAAATCATATTTACTGGGGGAGATACCAATAAATATGATTTCAGATAATGTAGCCTGGTCAGACTCCTCACTAAACTTAAGAAGCATTGTAGTAATTACTTCAGATATAGCGGCTAAATCAAACATTCCTGACTTAGATATATTTTTGGTCAGGGTCTCAGTGCTAAGCGTAGTATCCGAGGCTCTATGAAATAAACCTGCGCTTAGGGTTGATTGAGGGCCGTAACCTGTCATGGTAACAGTAATATCTGCTACAGCACTATTAGCAGTAATAGTTGAAGCAGTAATTGCTATAGTAGTCATTACACATCTACCACAACATCAGTAGGGCTAAATAGAATTTCTACCATACCTCTCACGGGCTTCCAAGTACGCTGAAATATAGGGTCGGTGGGTTCTGTAATTCTAAGCTCAAAAAACCCGTATACAGGAACATTAACGGCCGGCTGTACTGTCCAAGTTGATGCTATATTAGAGGGGAATTGCAAGTATACTTTATTTAGCGTAGTGACTTCCCATAACGGGTCTGCTGAAGGTACAGTAGCATCTACCCTACCAGCACCTTTTAATAGCTTATAGTATATACCATTGTATAGTACTATTTCTTCCTTATTGTAGGCTACAACAGCACTCCACGTACCTATAAGAGTAGTTCTCCTAACTGTTAAGGTCGTTTGCACTCCCGCAGGTTGTATTGTTGTGGGCTTGGTTGTTTGTCCTACTGTATTTTGTGCTTCCACAATAACTGCTTCATAGGCATAATTATTGGAAGGCTGAACCGTGGCATCTTCAATAAAACTTAAAGTAATAGGAAACTCAAGCTGTTCCCCTTTAATGAAAGACCACAGTACGGCACCCGCGTCAGCTTGCAAGTCCTGAGCAGGGTTTACTAATCTGGATCTTGACATTTTAATTCCTTATAAAAATACATCTATTATTTTTACAATTATACTATTTTAGCACGAAATAGTCAACCCTAAAAATTAGTTAGCTACCAGCTAGTTATTTCCATGCTGTGTCCGTAGTAGCCGTAAACTCTATGGGCTATAGCTGAGTTAGTTCTTTTTCCATATATCATAAAGTCTTGTTCCTCGCTACTTGTAACTTCGCCTGGTAGTAAACTCATAAAGAAATTTTTATTTGTACCTACATTTCTTGTAATCTTAGCAAGCTCTGACTTATCTGCGGCGGGTAAAAGCGCAAAGTTAAAACTTAATTTATCGTATATAAAACCAATGTCTGTTACAGATTCCCCACCATTAGTACGCGTCACTATAGAATCATCTAGAGATAATAATTGAATGCCATTTTCTACGCTATAAGTAGTTTGCCAATAGTTGCCTATTACGATTCTGCTACAATCTATGAAACCAGCTGTATTATTAGTATCTACTAGGTCAATTGTACAACTTCTTATAGTAGCAGGCTTAGATGTAATCCAAACTGCTGTCTTCGATATTGCCCCGTATGCAAAGTCGTTTACCGTGTGGGTTGCTCCTTGTAGGTCAAAATTTATACCGGAAGCAGCGTTAACAACACCAGAATCGTATACCAGCAAAGGAGTGACGTCGTACACTCTAACACGTATAGTCGCAGTAGCTGATAGGTTAGTACACGGTAGAATTACTGCCCCTATAGTTTCACTAGAGGGCCAGGTAGCAGTATAGGTTACGCTAGTTCCGGTACTCCTATGTACTTCACTCTTGGATTCAGTTTTCATATTGGCGGCTATTAAGGTACCACTTGTTGTACTAGCGGTTAGCGTGGTAGATCTATCCAATGCATTATTATAGACTATTCGCATTTTTGGTCCTTATAATATCTATGTACTCCCACAAATCTTCTTTCCTAAACACACCTATAGGCTTACTGCCCTTAGCAGCTAGTAGCCTATCATATAAGTCACCTTGGATATTTACAGTTTCATACGTTTGATTTGGCGCATATGTAAACATTCCGTTAACAGTATTTCCATTAGTAATCTGAACCTGCACAAGCTTACAAGGTAAATGATGCATATAGGAAATAATATCTTCATCAGTAGCAATACTAACATTTATTTTTCTTGACATCTTCTAATTCCTTTTTTACATTATTTAGTTCTACTGTTAATTCTTGGACAGCCTTAACTAGAGGGGCTATTATACTATTATAGTCAGTACCTACTGTTCCATCATCATGGGTTTGGAATAAAGAGTCATTTTTCTCTACTAATGGCTCTACATCTTGTGCAATGAACCCGTGGTACTTTAACTTAGGATTAGCTATCAGTCTATATTGAACAGGTATCAGACTGTTAATAAAGTCTAGTCCATACTGTTCTGGCACTATGTCCTGTTTTAGCTTTCTATCAGAAGTTGGTTCTATATAAACTATATTACTTTGGCCTCTGCTGCGATAACCTGCAATAGTTACAAAAATACTAAAGCCCTGACCTGCTACGGTACAGGTTCCTGAATCTGTTGGAACTATTGAGCAGAACGAAGTAGAGTGATAGCCGTCTAACATATCTGCGTTTAGATTTAATGCAGTGGTTGGTACCGTTACCTCAATTGGGCCGGTTATCCGCAGAGCTACTCCCCCAAAAACCCCTATAGCCATTACACCTGTTTGACTAGCACTACCTGCAAACCCGTAAACTCCCGCACCCCCACTTCCTGCTCGTGCGTATATCCCGTAACCTGCTGCGCTTGCTTCATTAGCATGTACAGCTGCCGTGAAACCCGAGGAAGTATACGCACCACTGAATACCCCTTTTCCAGTAATATCTAAATTAGCAGTCCCCGTAATATTGCCCGCCGTAACTGTACCTAAATTAGCGTTTATAGCAGAAAGAGTAGATACATTCATTTTATCTACAGTAATAGTACTTGCAGCTATTTGAGTAGCAGTAATAGTACTTGTAGCTATCTGAGTGGCAGTAATAGTACCCGTTGCAATCTTATCCGCAGTGATGCTAGTGGCCCCAATTCTCCCCGTGTCTAAAGTACCGGAAGTTATCTGGACAGCTGATAGAGTGCCGTTAAATACTGCATTACCTGTTGACGCATCAATAGAGAATGTCGTAGCACCCGCACTATCTTTACCGAACAAACCCCCGGAACCTATAAATACGCCAGCACTGCCTATTCCTAGAGACTGAAATAAAACTGAACTATTAACAGTAATAACCGTCCCGCTGTTTTCAAGTATAGTCTCAGTTATATCCCCATTAGGGGCTAAAGCTGCGGAAACTACTGTAGCTACAGCTGTGCCATTCAGCTTACCAAGAAAATTCCCATCAGTGCCGAAGTTATAGGCTAACACACGCGGGCTGGTAGCTTGAAGTGCTATATCTCTATCATTCTGTATTATGGCCATACTATATTAATACTCCTATAACAACTCGTCCCGCTAACCAATTTCTAGATATATTTATTACCAATCCTGTCTTACCATTATTTAGCCCGAACCTAGTATCGTACAGGGTGATGGAGTCACCTAACTCTACTGGTAGGAGGTGTGCGTACGCTTTCATTGAATACACAAATCTAGGTGTACCCCATAAGGTATTTCGTCTTAGTGCCTCAGTGTCAGTGTGTGTTTTCTTTAGCAGTAGGGTTGACTCTTCTACAGGTTCTGACGTTTGCTTATAGTTGGTTATAACTGTGGCATTCTCATATATAGAGTATAACCATTCCTTCTCAAATACTACAGTGCTATTACTAGGTAACCCGGCTGCCAAGGAGCCCGTCTGCGTAGTCCAATTTTTAGCGTACCCTAGTTTCTGTGCGCCTACAACAGGTGGCTTCTCTGTTATACTTATAGATTTAGCTTCTATATCGTTGTAGCTAACTGTGTACGCTGTACCTGTAGGAGGTAGGTCTAGCTTAACTAATCGTAAAAGTCCTGTACTGGTCATTGTTACCTGAGCACCTATACTAGAAGCTAGCTGGTTACACACAGATAGTATATTTTCTCTGGATGTAGAGTAGAATCCAACTGGTTGAGTATTATTAGTGGAAAAACTTGAGAAATTAGTCAGGTCTATATCTGCGTCTACTAACCTATTAGCTGTAGGTCCATAGTTCTTTACTATTTCTTTTATTAGATTAGCGATATCATTGTAGTAAGTAGGATTTTTATGGCCTTGCACACTACATGTTATTTGCCCATAAGGGGCTTGACTCAGTGTAAATTTACCTGTAGTTAAACTCTTAGTTATATTTACTGGTACTCCATTATCCCTAACTTCTATAATATCTTCTATAGGTCCAGGGTGGACCTGGTACTCTAAAGTGTTTACTATGTTATCAGTAACAATTGGGGTAGCATTAAACACTTCGCCAAACGTAATAGGTATGAGTACTTCGCTGGTAGAGTTAACCAGAGGTAGAGTAATTTCTGATATAGGGTTATTTAGTTTCTGTAACTTATCATTTATTATTATGTTAACAGTGTTTCGATTCCTTGTAGCTATATCAAACACAATACCGGAGAATATTAACCTAAAATCATCTTTAGGCCAGGACGAGTCTCCTATATATATGCTTATTGCTCTGTTAGCCCAAACGTAATTAAGCCAGGTATCTTTTGATCCATCAGTATTATCTATCTCTATGTCGCCATAGCTAATATTTACTGCCATCGATAACGATAAAGATTCGTTAAACGTTACACCTCCCACAATACTAGGGTCATACCTAGTATTGCTTGGGGTATCAGTTGCCTTTGTTACATAGGGTCTATTAGATAAATAGTAAGTTCCAGGAGCATTTAGTACTCCTGGAACTTCCACCAAGATAACTGGTTTCTTGGTGGAAGTTTGAAGCCATGCTATTATTTCTGCTAAAGATTTCATCTTACTCCTGCCTTCATCCTTATTGCCTCAGTATGGTTAGTAGATGAGGCTGTATCTATAATTGTTTTAGAAATTTCCTCAGTATTTCTATCAGTAGCTTCAGCATTTATAACAGCTCCTTGTATAATACTCTGCTCTAAAGTTGTTATTTTTGCATTCAGTTTCTGGATCTCAACAATCAGCTGTTCATTAGTATTATTTCTATTGGAGAGACTATTCATTAGCTCCCTATTGTCCGCTTCCGGTAGAATACGCTCGCCAGTATGTATCTTAGCTAGCATATCTTCTGGTACGAAGTTAGTACCTTTAGCGAATGCAGGTATGGAATTGTCATAGTATTTGAACCAGTCTAGAACTTCTCTCTGAGTTGTACCATAAATACTAGCTGCTGTTTCTGAATTAATTCCCCAGCTCTGTAGTAGATTAAATACAGATCTAG